GTGCTATCGAGGTTGATTCGTGAAAGACTAAACTTCCACTAGACCAAGTTGATTTTACTAAAGTTACAGGCATTGTATGCCTCCTGAGTTTATTCTATACCTTTCGGTTTCGCCTTTCGGCTAGGGAGCTAGTTCCCCCTGTTGAGATTTGTTACCCTTCCGCATCTAGGGCAATAGATACTATCAGAGAATGTCAAACAATAATCACACTGTCTAGACTTCTTCCAAATAGGTTCTAGGATTGCCCTATTAGCGGGGGGATTGGGGAGGGCTTTTACACCCTCCCGCCTCGTATATTTTCTTTTCTTTTTATCCCGTTTCTGGATAGTCAATTTAACTCCTAAGTAAGAGCATTGGCATTGGTTGCCGTTGGATATTTCGGCCAGCAGAGTGCCCAGATGGTGCTTGTTGCACTATTAGCCCCTGTAAAGGTCAAACCCACATAAGGCTTACTATCGGTTGTCATATCCTGAGATTCAACATCTACGATAATGCCTTTATCTGTGAAAGTCGCATAGGTTAGGGTTAGCCCAGTAGACTCTAATGCTGCTACTGCTCCCATAGTATCCGTTCCAGCACCAGCAGGCATACGGTATCTAGCTGCAATAGCCGTTGCGGAAGTCATTGTAGTAGCAGTTGATTGAGCTACGGTCAATACGTTGCTACCCCCCGATAGAGTTGCGAACATAACTACGAACTCCACTTTTTCGTAGAGTTTCATATTGATACAAGGAGTCGAAAATGTCCCCGTATCAGTCGTAGTAACCCTAATCGGCACTATGTGTATTTTTTCAGCAAGATTCATATTTGCCATTTTATTCCTCCATTATTAAAGTTTTGTTTCTTAGTGGGGAGCGTTATTAAACAACTCCCCACTTTTGTTTATTATCTAGCAGCTAGATTGATGAAAGGTGATTGGGTATTCCCGCCATTGAACGGGGTGAGAGCCGACCTCCACCAAGGCTGACCATCTACACGATAGACAAACCTGAAAGCGGTCTCGTCTGTGGTGAAGTTGACATGAATTGAAGAAGCCTGTTGAATCCCACCCTTGTCAATCATGATGTACTGAGAAAGGTCAGCTAGGATTATGTCACCAACATCACCTATATTGTCGCACTGCTCAATTGGCAGAACTGGTCTTCCCATAAGAGTCCCGTAGGGTGCGCCAGAGATTCCACCAGCGGGCATATAGACAGGAACTCCACCAGTACCTACCGCCAGAGCCATTGAGAATAGCTGTGGCTCAATATCCTGAGAGATTAACCACACCGCATTAGGCCGGCAAGGTGCGTAGAGCCTAGCCCACATCTTGATGATATTCTCAAACAAGATAGTATCGGCTGCCTGTGAAGTCTCTGCAGATACCGAGAGAGTACAAGGTGCGTTTTCAATCCCCAGTGGTTTACCTGCACCATCACCATTCAGGATAGCATCGGTGATTTTGAAGTCAAACTCTTTGGCAAATGCCATTTTAACCCATGACTCTAAAGCTGGGGCATCCTGTAAAAGTTCATCAGTTGCATAGCATAAGCCGATAAGCTTCTTGAGTTCCAACGCCACTTGCTCAAAGGCTGGCTGAGAAGGGGTTTTTGTCCCCGCTTCATTTAACCAGTAAGCCCTGATTCCACCAAACCTTGACCCGTCAGCTCTTGAAGATTCGCTAACTGCCGGTATTTTAATCGAGTTAGAGTTAGCACTGATAGGCATACGAGTAACACGTGAGACTACGCTAGAGTCAGCATAAACCTTCTCTAAAAGTGAAGTAGCATAGTCGGTCTGGACTAAGAATCCACCCTCACTTGGTTGCCCTTCTGAAAGCCCCGTAGGTGCCTTTAGTCTTGGGTCAACCTTCATCCCGCCAGTCATAGCAAAGTCTTTAATTGCTATAAGCTGTTGCCCTAGAGATTCCCAGGGTTGGTCTCCTGCATCTTTAGTAACCTTAACATCATCAGCAGGGACTTTGCGGGTAATGTCCTTCTCTTTATACTCTTTTAACTCGTTTTCTAGTTCCTTAACCTTATCAGTCAAGGGTTTTATTGTCTCTTCCAATTCAGTTTTAAGAGTTTCATTTTCTTTACCCATGTTATTTTACCTCCAATTGTTCTTTGATTATTTCACTTAACGTTTTAAGCGAATTTTGGATTGTAGTATCTTCAATTTCTATATAAACAGGATTGTCGTATCCTGACACACGCATTAAATCTTCAAATGATTCCTTTCCTTCCTCAGAAAGTCCCTCTTTTTCTATAAGAGATTTGAGGTAGTCTATTTCATCAATAATTTCAGATTGTGAGACTTCGTGAGCGATTTTCTTTTCGTGTTCTTTAACCCACTCTTTGGCTTTAGCCATAGTCCAGCCTTTATCTTTTCTAAAGAGATAAGTTCTTACCTGTTTTTCTTTACCACAATATAAAGCCGATATTCCTTCTTTCTTGGATATGTCTATTGTGGCTGTTACTTCACAAGTCCTAACAGGGATACGAATAAAATCATCTGTCTCTTCGGGCTTGGTTACTTTATCCTCTACAATCTCATCATAATCATTTGTTTCTTCAGGTTCTATTATCTGTTTTAATTGTTTAGTGGTGATAACACCCTCTTTAACAGCGTTCATTAAGGCGTTAGGATTACTCGGAACGGGGACAATAGATATTTCTAATAGTTCTTGTTTAGTGTAAGTCCTTCTAGGTGACTTCTCTCCACCATCTCCATCCTCCCATTTCTTAGGCATAAAACCCACTGATTCAGCCTTGAGGAATCCTGCCCCAACAAGTCTTTCCACAATGTCAGCGAACTCATAAGTTCCTTCGGGTGGGAACTCTACATTGTTTACTAACTTACCTTCACGAATACCGATTTTAGTAGCCCTACCGATAGGTAAAGTCCTATAATCGTGAGCAAACATTATGACCGGATTCTTTTTGAAGTTCTTTAAGTCCCAGCCAGTAACGTCAATAACTTCCCCATCTCTATCCTGGTCAGCAGTGGAGGCGATAAATTCATATTGCCTTTCGCCTACTTTCTTGACTTCACAATTCTCTAAAATCTTATATACAGTATCCATAATTACCTCCCTAAGTTCCACAGATGCAAGGGTCATGCCCGCATCTATTACATGGTTCATGTTCTATGCACTTATCGGCACATTCTGGGCATAACAAGTCACCCATAAAATCATAAGCCCCTATTTTGTCACAGTTATCACAAATAGCTTTATCATCAAAGGGTACTGCTCTGTCCATTGTCACCCATGGTTATCCTTTGAGTAGGTTTATAATATTCTGGCGGTTAGACTCCACGGCTATATCATTACAGTTTGAGATTTCAATAATATATTCTCGGCTTCTAGTTGTGTAACCCTAGATTCTAACTGGCTAATCCTAGATTCCATTATTGTCATTTGTGTGTGTTTATCAACAGATACGAGTTGCAGGTTCTCAATTCTATTGTCATCTTTTATGTGATTCTTATGGTGGATTATTTCCCATCTATGGAGATTTCTACCTAGATGTTTAGTCATGACTAAACGATGCTCCATAACATAACCGTGCCCATTAACCATTTGATAAAAGAAATTATCAGGAGACAAATATACTAGAATATATCCATAGGAATCTTTATGGGTATTGCCTTCCCAACTCTCAGCTTTCCTGCTACACTTTCGGCACTGGTGACTAACAGGTTTTTTATATTCCAATGCTACCCAACGTTGCTTGCCACAAAATCGGCAAGCCTGATAAATAAACTTACGCCTTCCATGGTAGCCAATCTCTTTGGCTCTTTTAATATCACCAACTTGTGGTATATAATTATTATCTATGCTCAACCTATTATCGTTCCATTACCCTTTAGAATATTTATAATCTCGCTACGTTTCCCTTCAACTGCTGGATACAACCATGGATACGGAGGCATCTTAACACTGCCGAATTCTAATATTTTCCCGTAGTAAACATTAGTGCCTATTGCAACCTCACCCTGCCCGACTTCGTGAGTTATTGAACTTCGTAATCTACCGGTTTGTACTTTAGGGTGTCCACTAGATTGCGATACATTTATCTTGGCTTGACGCTCTACAACTAAGCCGATTTGCTCAAGCGACTTCTGTATATCGCCTAACAGTTTACCTTCTACTTCTTGGCGGTGAGATATTACGGTTACATAAGTTTCAGCCATATTAAATCACCGGAATTGCCACGCACCGGCAGTTCACGTGGGCAGGAATCATACCGTGCATATCCCTAGTTGGATATTCGCCAGCTAAAGATAAGCAAATTTCACATGCGTCTGGGCTAGGGTAAAATTCACTTTTATTAACACCTTCTAGTTCATAACGGTGTAATGTTCCTTCAGCAGATGCGGCTATCGTTTCAGTTCTTGAAATCATTTTAGCTCTTATTGTAGCCTTATCTGTAAAATAACCCTCAATCCTCTTGGATAACTGGGGGATAGACTCACCAGACTCAAAGCCTAACGCTAACTCATTACGAATAGCCTCCATAGTAGTTGCGTTAATAGACTTAGCTAGCAGTAAAGAGCGTTCTGCTGTCCATTCTCTTGCTGCTTCATCTGTTAAATCTGGCATTAAAATAAATCCTTAAAAAGACTTGACAAATTAGAATAAGTAGTTTATAATTAAGGTATAAAAGTTTAGGAGGCACAAAATGGTTGATGAAATTAACGTTGATATGGGTGAATATCAAATTGAATGTGATAAAGAAAAAGTATTATGGCGTATCGCCGATAAATTTGATTCGACTGTCAAGGAATTTGATGACCTCCAAGATTTATTAAATTGGCTAAAACGCAGATTGGAAACTATTGATACTGACCCTAAAGATTGTGCAACAGTTGCAATATGTTAAGGAGTAGAGAAGATGGATAAATATCAAGGTAAAGACAACTATGGGAATCTTAAACAGGATTATATTAACAAACTCACTCAAATGGATGATAATCAATTACGAAACGCTTGTAATCAAATGATATGGCTATCTGCTTATGCTAATAACAACCCTAGAAGCGACTACCACTGGCAATGTGATGCTTGTTATGATGAATGTTCAAATCGGGGTAGAGTTGAAATCTACAAACAGGAACATGCTAAATTAGTTACTGAAGCAAGGGGATATTAAACCGCACTCTCAAAAGATTCCTCATAAACCAATTGAATAGCAGCCTCAAATCTCTTGGCTGTTTCCTCATCATTTAGGTCATTGGGTAATTGACCAGTTGTGCGATAAATGTTGCTTATATACTCACTTTGATTGATAAAAACGTCATTGAATACCTTCTTAAACACTTCCTCTTGGCGTTCTGTTTTCTTGGCATAGGCTTCCCAATGGAGACGTTTCTGGTCAGCATCTAACCCTTTAGATTTAGGTTGCTCGGTAGGTTGTGTCACTGGATAAACTTTACCACTAACAGGTGTAGGTATAAGATTAAGAGGCACAAGTAAAACATCACCGTTAGGGATAGTGTCTAATCCTTGAGTTTTACGAGCTTCATTGACTGTTAGATAACCCGCCCTCATTCCCGATTCAGCAGCACTAATCTTCTGTTCGGTTGTCTCAGGTACAACTTCCTTAAAACCTATCTGTAAATTCTCAGACCTTCGGAATTTAGGAATTAGCTGTTCTTGTATCTTAGCTTTCTTCCAGTCTAATCTAGGTTTGACTATCCATCTGGCGAAAGTATAATCACCCGCCTCAGCATTAGCCTTATTGACATTCTCTGATATGCCCATTACAGATTGGGGCATACCAAACACACCTAAAATAACATCTCTGTTCTTCTGCTTGAGGTTGGGGAAGTCCATGTCCTTGATAGTGTTCTGGATTTGAAGATATTTCCCGCCACCCTCTAAAAGAGCGACCTGGTGAGCCTTTGAAACACCTTTGTATTTCTCTGACCACTGTTTCTTGAGCTTATCAAACTGCTCATCTGAAAGATTATAGTCAAACTGAATAACCCCATCGGGTCTAGCGGAGTTATAGAAGAACTGATTAACCCACATGTCAGCGTTCTGCTCTGCGTCTAGATTTATCCCTATCGCCTGTGCAGGTGCTAACCCGTGATATTGATTAAGGGGGTTGGGGTATTTGAAGTGTATCACCTCATTTACATCGAACGGCACCGCTTCTACCCCAACCCCGTAGACATAACCTTTGACATAAGGGAAGTTCTTGGCAGGGACAACGGACATCTTTTGAGGGTAAGGAAGGATAATCTCGGCTGGTTCACCTAGTCCGTTGTTGTTAAGTATCCAGTATGACTCACCGATTAGCTCATTGTATATTGTATCTAGAGCGATAAACTCGTTAGAAGTCTGAAAGGGGTTGACCTGCTTTAAGAGTGTAAGAATGGGGTGTTTGTATATCTGTTTTGGCTTCTCTGGATTAGTTGAGTCAAATAATGTCCACTCAACCTCACTACAGCCTAGAGCTATACGAAAAACGACTGCGTGCAACCACCCACAAGAAGCGTATGCGCTAAGAAGCCCCGCCTGGTTCATACTGGGGGGGATTAAACCTCCAATAGATAGGTAGGGGCTATTAGGGATTGATTTCTTCTTAAATATTTTTAATATATCCAATAAATAACCCCTTTAGGACTTGACAAATTATAAACTACTTATTCTAATTAGGGTGTAAGAGTTAAGGAGATTGAAATGGCATATTATAAGATTAAAAAAGAAACTCACCCATTAAAAGAGAGCCAATTTGTTTGGCGAGCCTATTATGAAGATGATACGCCTTATCACATTGGCAGGGAAAAACTAGGTGAACTCATAGATTATATGTATCAAATGCACCCTGAATTAACTTATCTTATTGAGGATTTTTAAGAGGGGAATTGAACATACCTAGTTACGTATGACCATAACATTACTGTTATGTTACCCCTCAATAGATTGTGCAACTGTTGCAATATGTAGGGGAGGTTAATTACACACTTTCCCTATATTAATAATAACTACACAAAAGTCAATACCTATTTAACAAGTAATCTACTGTCTTGGCATCCATCTTATAAGGCGAACAGTTCTTACACAGATAACCCCTACCACTAGCCCAGTTATTATCAGCTAACCTTACCCCACATTTTCTACAGATAGGGATATCGAATATCTTGGCGTAGAGTTTCCAGTAACCATTCATTATAACCACCTTATAGCAGGATTCCTTTGTATGGGTTCGTAGAAACAAAGAGCGAGAGCGTCAGCCTTGTCCGGGCTTTTGAGATGATACGTTCTTTTCATTTCCTCTTTTGATATTATTCTCAGTTTCTTATCGGAGGCAATCTTAAACCTTGTACCTGATAATTGGGCAATTAAATCAGGATCATCGGGTATTGATATCGTTCCCGCTTCAAATAGTTTCCTGAGATTGTCATACATCTCCGCTCTGGTATCTACATAGTGTTCCGTGTCCTTTGGGACTCCACCAGCGATAACGGAATTTACGTTTACCTTTAATTCTCGTAACCTGTCATATACGCCAGCCCCTAGAGCTACAGCGTCAAGGTTTACCCTTTCTGGTTCTGGGCCAAACTTGTCTATCTTTAGTTGGATTAGTCCGGTAGTCTCCATGAGGTCAGTTTTACCCCAAGCGTCAGAGTAAATAACCCTATTACCCTCACGCAATGTAAATACTGAACTATCGTCTCCTTCACGAGCTATATCTTGCCCTGCCCACTTGATGTCACTGTCTGTGATATCAAGTTCACGATTAATAGCCTTCTTTAGGTCATTATATTTGAAAAGGAAGTTACCACCTTCCAGTGCATCCCAGTCTCCATCCAAAAGAGCCTTGACCATTTCGGGGGGAAACCATTTTCTCAAATTAGATTCATAATCATCAGGTAAATAAGGATTATCACGGGGCAAAGCAGGAATAAAGATATGATTCTCAATTTTAGATTCTATAAATCTTCTCTTTACCCATCCTGGAGCGGGGTTAGCAGTTGCAATAGCTTTATAGTGAATCCCAGGAAGTTGCAATCTTAGACGACTTAACAGCCAGTTCCAATTAACTTCTTCAACTTCTTCGAGTTGGTCAACCCCCACGAAACCTAGGGTCATATTCTTAACTCTAGTCGTGCCTTCCCTATCATCCCCAATCCCGCCATAGTAAATCACAGAGCCATTATAAAGCCTGAAATAATTCTCTGTCTGGTGATGCTGGGGGATAAGCTCTACAATCTCTTGTTTCCCCCTATCATCTACAATTACAGTGGCATCTAAGTATCGCTTTAATTCTAACAGAGTAGATATTCTAAAGTCAGTTAGCTTCTGACGGCACATATAGCCACGATTGCCAGGGTAATCTAGCGAAAGCTGTATCCCCTCTGCAGCCAGATAGTAAGATTTGCCCCCCCCAACGGCTCCTCCATATAAAACATTCTGTTCTACAGCAGAATGAGCCATCTGCTGTCTAGGGTGTGGTTTATATA